CCTGGGAACGATGGTGCCGATGGCCTGAACGGCAAGGACGGGCGCGACGGCGTCGATGGCAAGGACGGCGCTCCGGGTCTCAACGGCAAGGACGGCCTAGACGGCATCGACGGGAAAGACGGCGCGCGTGGTCTGGACGGCAAGGACGGCATTGGCATCCAAGGTGAGCGTGGCCTTGATGGGCGCGATGGCAGGGACGGCAAGGACGGCATCGACGGCAAGGATGGCGCACCGGGTTTGAACGGCACGCTGGACGGTTTGGAGATGAGGCAGTCGGAGGACTTCCGCACGGTGGAGTTCTTCTACAAGGCCACTGGCGAGCCTGTGCCCAGCGGAAGGTTCTACTTCCCTGTGGTCATCGACAAGGGCGTGTACACGTCAGGCGTCACCTATCAGCGTGGCGACAACGTGACCTATGCCGGCTCGTCGTGGATTGCCCAACGCGAGACTGACGAAGTGCCAGGCGAAGGTAGCACGGCGTGGCGGCTGTCGGCCAAGCGTGGCCGCGAAGGCAAGGCCGGCAAGGACGGGAAGCCTGGGAAGGACGGGAAGGACGGAGCGCCAGGCAGGGACGGCACGAAGTCATGGTGTGGCACGGTGGTCTGTGTGGCGACAGGGCCGAGTCTAACAGAGGACGACGTGAGGTACTGCGAGGGTAAGGCGACGGTGATTGCCGTGAACGACGCCTATCAGTATGCGCCTTTCGCCGTCGCGCTCATGGCCAGCGACTCCGAGTGGTGGCGTGCCCATAAGGGCGTGCCGTCGTTTGCGGGCCTGAAGTATTGCCTGTCGCCCGGCATCCTGGGGAAGTGGACCGACGTGCAGGTGTTGCGGGCCACTGGCAGCCGCGGTCTTGAGATGGAACCGACCGGACTGAAGACCGGCAGCAACTCCGGCGCTGCGGCCATCAATCTGGCGGTCCACTTCGGCGCGCAGCGGATTCTGTTGCTGGGCTACGACATGAGCCGAGACATCGGGGGGCGCGAGCACTTCTTCGGGCGGCATCAGCAAGGCTTGCGGAATGGCTCGCCCTACTCACTGTTCAAGAAGGCGTTCGAGGCGATGGTTCCGGCGCTGAAGGCCATCGGCGTGTCGGTGATCAACTGCTCGCGCCGCACGGCGCTGGAGTGCTTTCCCTGCCAGCCTCTGCGTGAGGTGTTGGCATGACCGCGTGGCCGACTGTCCTGAGCGAGATCGACACGCTCGACCTGGTTCTCAGTGGACGCAGCCTGGCTCGCTACGGCGACGGGGAGCTGCATCTGTGCGAGGGCGGGGCCGCAAAGGCGCAGGCGGCCGACCCGGCGATCAAGGGGCGGCTCAGGGGCATCCTGAAGTCCTCTGGCCACTGCCTGGTGGGCATCCCGAATCTGCGGTCAGAGACGCCCAAGGCGGACTTCTGGAAGCCGTTCGAGAAGCACGCGGGCCTGCTGCCAGACCGGGAATATGCCAGCTCGTTCGTGACGCGGCCGGATTCTGCGCCGTGGATTGACACCGAGTCCTATTGGGGCAAGGTGGCGCAGCTCTGGCTCGGGAGGGACGTGCTGCTGGTGCGTGGCGGCGAGCGGTCGTTTACGGCGTCAGACCTGTGGGGCGCGAAGCGTGTGACCGAAGTGGTCGGGCCTCCGGTGAATGCGTGGCGGCAATATGGCCGGATGCTCGAGCAGATCATGGCCTATCGGCCCAAGCGGGCGCTGCTCTGTCTTGGCCCCACGGCCACCGTGATGGCGGTGGACCTGTGCGCCAACGGGGTGCAGGCGATCGACCTCGGGCATATCGGGATGTTCTGGAAGAAGCACATCAAGGGCGAACCGATGCTGGTCACGGACCAGGACAAGGCGGTTGCGTGACGGTGGCGACCTGGGTGGCCCCGCCGATCTGGAGTGTGCCACGCGCGTGGACCGGGGAGCGGTGCTTCGTCCTGTGCGGCGGCGAAAGCCTGAAGGCCCAGCGTGACCTTGTGCCGCATCTCCAGGGTCGTGTGATTGCGGTGAAGCACGGCGTGCTGCTGCGGCCAGATGCGGATGTGCTGTTCTTCGCCGGGGAACGGCCGGCCGACGTGGCCCCTCCGCTCCTGCGGGCGTTCCGGGGGGAACACATCGTGGTGCGTGGACGCGGGCATGCGGTGTTTCCAGAACACACCAAGCGTATCTGGCGCACGGTGGCGCACGACCAGTTCAGCGATGACCCGACGATGGTGGCCGGGTTCGATGCCGGCACGAGCGCCATCAACCTGGCCATCCTGTTCGGGGCCACTGAGGTCGTCGTGCTTGGCTACGACATGGTGGGAGGTCGGTGGTTTAACGGCGAAGTGAATCACTACCTGCCGAACCCGCCTGAGTCCGACTTCCAGCGGCACCTGTCGGTGCTGCCGTATCTGGCTGAGGACGCCTCGGCGAAGGGCATTCGGATCGTGAACGTATCACCCATCTCGCGGGTGACGTGCTTCGAGCGCCGGCCGCTGGAGGCGTTTGTCTGATGGTGGCCCTTGACGATCTGATTTCGCCTGGCTACCTGAAGATGCAGCGCATCTTGCACGACGCGCCTCGGGGCTACGGCGGCAGGGGCGACAAGTGGGCCGGCATCGTGCTGCAGATTGCGATGGCCTATCAGGCCAAGAGCATTTTGGATTACGGCAGCGGCGAAGGCAGTCTGGGGAAGGCGCTCAGGGCGTCTCCGTATCTGGGAGACATCCAGATTACCGAATACGACCCGGCCATGCCTGGTGTAGACGGGCTGCCAGAGCCGGCGGACTTCGTGAACGTGACCGATGTATTGGAGCACATCGAGAAGGACCGGCTGGCTGCGGTGCTCGAGCATATCCGCAGTCTGGCGAAGAAGGTGGTCTTCGCGGTCATCTCCACGAAGAAGACGAATAAGGTGCTGGCCGATGGGCGCAACGCGCACCTGATCATCAAGCCTGACTTCTGGTGGAAGAAGCGGTTGATCAAGGCCGGGTTCGACATTCACCCGCCGCCATCGGTGGTGCGGCAGATACCGGAACGGGAATGGTCATGCATTCTCACTCGCCACTGACCGTCGCGTGCGTGTTCGTAAAGGGGGAATACCCGTACACGGCGGACTATGTCTCGCGGCTGCGGGCGATGTGCGAGTGCTGGCTGGACCGAACGTTCAGGTTCGTCTGCCTGACGGATCAGCCGGAGTTGGTGCAGGATGCCGAGGCCGTGCCGGTGCAGAAACTGGCGGGTTTCGCGCCGTGGACGAAGCTCGAGTTGTTCAGCCCGGAACGGCAGTGGCATGGGCGCGTGCTGTATCTGGACCTGGACTCGCTGATTGTGGCCCCGCTCTCGGCCATCGTGGACGTGCCTGCGGCATTCGCCATCACCGAGGACCTGACGAACGCGCGCAACAAGACGCGCGACAGTTTTGGACGGCAGATCGTGCGCCGGTTCAACAGCAGCGTGATGGTGTGGGATGGCGGCACGCACACGGAGCTGTTCACGAAGTGGACGCCGGCTGTCTCGGATCGGCTGTCTGGAGACCAGGACTGGATTGGCGAGCAGTTGCCTGGAGCGGTGACGCTGCCTCGCTCATGGTTCCCTCGGCTGAGCGAACTGCAAGGCGCACCGCCGAAGGCGCCAGCCAAGGTCGTGCTGGCGAAGGTGCCGAAGAACGATCGGGCCGTGAAGTTGTGGCCGTGGGTGGCCGAGGCGTGGAGGGCCGCATGAGTGCGGTCATGGTGCGCCGTGAGTCTGCGTCCCACACTACGAAGCGTGTCTATCGCGCAGGGCGTGTCACCCCTGGAGAGCAGACAGCGTTGCCGGTGTTGCTGCGGATGAGTCGGAACGACTTGCCGGCACTGACTAAGGAATTGGGGTTCACGCAGGGTGCCGAGATTGGCGTCTGGAAGGGCGCCTACTCCGCGCTGTTCTGCAAAAAGAACCCGCACCTGCACATGCTCTGCGTGGACCCGTGGGTGTCCTATCCAGCCTGGCTCGACACGAAGAACGAACTGCCGCCTGATGAGGCGGCTGTGTTCATGGCGCAGGCGCATGAGGAAGCGCTGGGACGACTGGCGCCCATGCCCTGCACGATTGTGCGGGATTTTTCCACGGAGGCCGCGACGTCCGTGCGCGACGGATCGCTGGACTTCGTCTACATCGATGGCAATCACACGTTCGACGCAGTCACGGCCGACATCCAGGCGTGGGCGCCGAAAGTGAAAGTGGGTGGTCTCGTGGCCGGTCACGATTACCGGCACTTCACGCACAAGCCGACCATCCATGTCATCGAGGCCGTAGATGCCTATACCAAGGCGCACGGCATTGACCCGTGGTTCGTGACAGCCGGCGACAAGACGCCGTCCTGGCTGTGGGTGAAGCACTGATGGCGACGAAGTGGGCTGACGCCCTCCCGGTGGTCTCGGTGCCGAGACGCGACAAGGCGAAGCGGCTGACGCTGATCGTTCCCTACTACCAGAACGGCCACTTCTTCCAGATGCAGGCCGCGATGTGGCGGGCGTATGACGAGGACCTGCTGGCTCACCTGTCCATCATCGTCGTGGACGACGGGTCGCCCGTGCCGGCGACCAAGCCGATCGGCCTGCCGAACCTGCGGCTGTTCCGCATTGAGGACGACGTGCGGTGGAACTGGTTGGCGGCGCGCAACATCGGGGCGCATCACGCCGATGACGGCTGGCTGCTGCTGACGGATATGGACCATGTGGTCACGGTCCATACGCTGCGGTCGGTGCTCTACGGTGAGCACGACCCGGACGTGGTCTATGTGTTCTCGCGCCGGGAGCATACCGGCACGGCGGTGCCGCCACATTCGGCCAGTTTCATGATGACGCGGCAGATGTTCTGGCGCATCGGGGGGTACGACGAGGCTCTGAGCGGCTATTACGGCACTGATGGCGAGTTCCGGCGGCGCGTGGTGCGAGAGGCCAAGATCCACGTCTTGCGAGACGTGCTGACCCGGTACGAATACGTGGACGACTCATCGACCACCACGTATCAGCGCAAGCAGCCAGAGGATGCCGCGGTGCGCAAGTTGGTGGCGGCTCGAGGTCCGCACTGGACACCGAAGACGCTGAGTTTCCCCTACCACGAGGTGGCGGCATGAAGCCGTTGACGGTCGTGACGTGGAAGTGGGAACCGAAGCCTGGCTACCGGTCCAAGTTTGGGCCGGATACGGTGAACACGCTCAGGCGCATGGTGGCGCGGCACTATCCACACCCGCATGTGTTTACGTGCGTCACGGACGATCCGACCGGGTTCGATGCCGAAGTGAACGTGGTCCCGGCCTGGGACGACTACGCCTATCTGCCGAGTCCCACTGGCGGTCACAACCCGAGCTGCTACAGGCGGCTGCGGATGTTCGACCCGGACATCCACCAGGTGTTCGGGCCGAGGTTCGTGTCGTTGGACCTGGACATCGTGTTCACTGGCGATCTGACACCGCTGTGGAACCGGCCGGAAGACTTCGTGATCTGGGGAGACACGAACCCGCGCACGTTTTACAACGGCTCGATGGTGCTCATGAATGCCGGCGCACGTCCACAGGTATGGACGTCGTTCGACCCGGTGCAGTCGCCCAAGTCGGCCAAGGCGGCAGGGCATCACGGCTCTGACCAGGGCTGGATCAGCCACTGCCTCGGTCCGAACGAGGTAAAGTGGTCACAGAAGGATGGCGTGTATAGCTTTCACAACCATCTGAAGAAGTCCACGACGAAGTTGCCGTCCGATGCGAGGGCGGTGATTTTCCACGGGCACATGGACCCGTGGCAGGCGCGCGTCCAGCGCACGTATCCATGGATTCGTCAGCACTACCACTGAGGACCAGACGATGGCATTGGTCACGCTGGAAGCGGCAAAGGCGCAGTTGAAGTTCTCATCCATGCCGGATGCGGAGGACGAGGACATCCAGCGCCGGATCGACATGGCCGAGGCCATCGTGCTCGACTATCTCGAGTCCAGTGGGTCTCCGTCGCCCTATGAAGGGGACAAGGTGGTCGAGGCCGCGATTCTGTATCAGGTCGTGGAGTTATATCGGTTCCGCGGGGATGACCCTGAGGGTGAAGGTCCGGCGCTGGTAGACGGGTATCTGTCTCCGGTGGTCAAGAACCTGCTGCATCGCAGGCGGGCACAGGTGATTGCGTAGATGGCCAAGGGCAGCATCGGTCGGATGATCGAGCGCATCACGCTCCAGACGAACACGCCAGAAGCGATCGGCGTGGTGTCGGTGACGAGATCTGGCACGACCGCCTCTGTCACGACCGACACGGCGCATGGCTTTACCTCTGGCGACTACGTGAAGATCACCGGGGCAGACCAGTCGGCCTACAACGGCGAGAAGTTGCGGGCCACGGTCACGTCATCGACGGGGTTCACGTATCAGGTGGCCGGGAGTCCCACGACACCAGCCACCGGGACCATCCGCGTGACGTACGTGTCCGACCCGCAGGGGAACCGGAAGATTGGCTGGACGTCGTTTGCGGACGTGGCGGCCGAGATGATGCCGCTGAGTGCGGACGAGCGGCTGGCGTACGGCGCGATGCCGGCGCTGGCATCGACCACGCAGTATCGGTTCCGAATTGCGTCACGGAACGACCTGAACACCGAGATGCGGGTGCGCTGGGTGCCGCGGTGGCCGACGAGTTCGGCGGCGCATGTGCTCGAGATCATCAAGATTCTGCCCGAGGACGACGGGCGGCGGTATCTGTGGCTTGATTGCTTGGAGTAGATGGCCTACACCGACCCTATTTTGTCGCTGAGTGACGCACTCTACGGCGTGCTGGCACTCGATGACACGCTGGCCACGCTCGCGCCTGGTGGGGTGTTCTTCGACGTGCCGCAGAATCCGTCGTTCCCGTTCATCTGGCTTCGTCTGACGAATGACCAGGGCTTCGGCGGGTTCAATTCTAGGCCGGGTCGTGGTGGCCGACCTGGTGTTCAGTTGCGGGTGCATGTCTATCAGTCTGAATACGGCACCGTCCGAGAGGCTCAGTTGGTGATGG